TGAACTTCAGCACGTCCTGCGTGCCGATGGAGACGCGGACGTCGTTGAGCCCGGCGCGGTAGATGCCGCTCGTCGGCTCGTTGTTGAACGTGAGCCCGGGCGCGCTGATCGAGCCGTCGATGAACCTGAAGGGCACGAGCATCCCGCCGTTGCCGCTGCGCGAGAGCGAGTCGGTGAGCGCAGCCGCGATGTCTGGCATCGTGCTGTTCGCCCAGTCGCTCTCGATGGTCTCGTGCGCGATGACCGGGTTGCCCGATGGCAGCGAGTAATTTCCTGAGATGTCGCGCGGCATTCTTACCTCGCCTGTGGTTGAGCCTGCAGCACCTCACCGGGCGCGCTGCCTGCGGACTGCGTGATCGCTTGCCAGAGCGCCGCCTGCCCTGCACTGAGCGGCTGGTTCAGGCGCTGCGCTTCCTGGATCGCGCGCACCGCCGCCTGCGGGTTCTGCAGCAGCACCGCAAGCTCGCGCTGCGTTTCGACGTGCCCGCCCTTCGACACGGCGTCGAGCGTGGCTCGCAGCGCACGCACCGGCAGGCCCCCGAGTTGAGGCAGCGCGCGGTGCATGATCTGGTTGAGATCGAAAGAGGTCTGCGAGCCGCCGCCTGCGGTGCCCGCGAGCTTGCGCGCCTTCTGCACCTCGTTCGCCTGCTTGAGATGCTCGGCGACATCACCGAGCCCGCCGCGTGCGCGGTCGGACAGCGCGAGCGGGAACGCCCGGCCAGCGCTCCCTTCGGAGGCGCGCATCGCTTGCCCCAGGCGTGTCGCGGTGACCTCGGGCGCGCCGCCTAGCTCCGGGATTCCCTCGCGCTCGAATGTGTCGCGCACCAGTTGCGACGCCTTCGAGGCGTCGACCCCGCGAGAGCCGCCCTTGTAGGCCTCGAGGTACTGGCCCCACTGCCCGCCGCTTGCCTGGTCGAGCGACTGGTCGATGGCCTGGATCAGTTGCATGGTCTGCCGATCCGCGCCCTTGACCGCAGCGGAGAGTTCGTCGCCGATCTGCGCGGGCCCGTTGAGCTTCGAGGCGAGGAGCTTGCGCACCTCGTACAGGCTCTCAGGCCTGCCGCCGCCAGGGGAGCGCGGGTCCATCGCACCGCGCACCAGGTCGACCACGCGCCGCACCGAGGGATTCACCGCGCCAGGCGAAGTCGAGATCGCGTTGACCGCCTGCAGCGTGGGGGCCATGACCTGCTTGGCTGGCGTCGCTCCGGCTGCTTGCATCGCGGCGTCGCGCAGCGGATCGGCGGTGAGATCGCGCGAGCCCTCGCGTGCCGCGAGCATGTCGGCCTCGTTGGTCGCCTGCTGCACCGCCTCGTGGCGAGCCACGTTCTGCCCCCGCTTGAAGTCGGCCCAGTTCGGAACCTCGCGCGCGCTCTGCGCCTCGAGGTCGGCAGCGGGGATCGAGCCCGTCGCCTCGGCGAGCGACTCGGGAATGTCACGCGCAGCCCTCGAGGTTGTCGCACGCGCTGCGTCGCGCGCAGCGACCTGGCCCGGGATCGTCTCCGCTTGCTCGCCCAGGCCCTGGCTCAACGCCTGCGCAGCCCGGCGCGGCGCACCCCAGTTCGCCGCCACCGAGCGCACGCCCTTGATCGCGAGCGGGAGCACCGCGCCTGTCGCGCCGCCCAGGACCGTGTTCACGGTTCTCGACTCGTCGCTCGTCACCGGCTGCAGCGCGCCGACCGCCGCACCGCCAGCCGCACCGGAGATCGCGGGCGACGTTCTCAGCAGCGTGGCGAGCGAGCGCGGCAGCACCTTGCCTGCAGCACCAGCCGTGCGCAGCGCAGCGCCACCGGCAGCACCGGCAGGGATCGCGAGCGTCGGGGCGACCTCGCCCGCGAACTGCAGCGCGCTGCCAGCGCTCGGCATCCAGTCAGCGCCGACTCCGGCGTCGGTCTTCTCGGCCAGGTGCTTGTCGATGGCGCGCTTCTCGAGGAGGTCTTCATCGCTCGCGCCCTTCAGGCCAGGCGTGATCTGCTTGAGGCCCTCCCACGCGTTCGCCATCCCAGCGCCGACGTTCGGCAGCACCTTGTCCAGGCCGCTCATCCCCACGGTCGGGTCGTAGGTCTCGCGATCCTTCGCGAGATTCGCCTGGAGCTTCGCCTGCATCTCGGGCGACTCCATCCTGCGGCGCATGCGACCGGAGCGCTCGGCCATCACCGCCTCGCGCACCTCGGGCGCATCCGGCGCGAGGTCGCCGATGTCGAGGTAGATGCCGTCCTTGGTCTTGATCGTCGCCATCAGTACGGAACCTCGATGGCGTTATCGCGCTGCGGAGCCGCACCAGCACCGCGCGGCGTCACGCGGATCGGCGAGTCGGCGGTGCCGCGCCCTGGTGTCTGCTGCGGCGCTGCAGGCTGCGCCCCGTAGTTCTGGCGAGCTTGCGCCGCGCCGTAGACACCCGAGCCGTGCTCCTGCGACTTCATCCTCGCCCAGTTGATCCCGGCGTGGAGCTTGTTCATCACGACGTCGGGCGGGTCTCCCGCATCGGGGACAAAGCCACCGGCTCGAGTCGCCTCGCCAGCCGAGAGCGCCGCGCCATAAAGTTCGTTCACCAGCGACGCTGCCTCGCGCAACACCTCGCCGCGAACCTGCTGCTCCTGCGGCGAGAGTTGCTTCGCGACGAGTCGCGTCCCAGCCCACGAGCCCGTGTATGGCGCGAGCGAAGAGAGCCCACCGAAGGCGCGCGGGTTCGCCTTGACGCGGCCCACCAGGTACTCCATGCGGTTGACGCTCGAGATCGCCTTCTGCGCCACCTCGGCCTGCTTGTCGAGCGAGGCCTGCGACATCACCGGGCCCGTGTAGGGCATCGCCTTACCGTCGCGCATGATGACGTTCTGCCCGGTGTTCGGATCGTACGAAACCGTCTCGCCGCCCGGGGTCGTCGCCAGGTGCTGCAGCGGGTGCGGCGACTTGCTCCCAGCACGAAGGTCGGCGATCTCCTTCGCCTGCTCGGCTTTCAACTGCATGCCGTAGATCGAGGTGAGCTTCGCGATCTCCGACTCCTGCAGCTTCTCCGGGTTCCACACCACGCCCTGGTCGGTGACCGTGCCCCAGCCGCCGGGTATCTCGTAGTCCTTGCTCTCCTTCAGCGCCTGCTGGAGGATGTGCCCGCCGGTCGGCGCGAGACTCTCGCCGCCCTTCGCACTGAGAGCCAGGCCCATCAGCATGTCCATCTTCGAGCGGTCCTGGCGCTGCTTCGCGTAGTCGATCAGCGGCTGTGTCTCTGGACGCACGCCGAGCCGCGACTGAATCCTCGCGTAGGTATCTGCCGACGTGCCCGGGGGAACGACACCGCCGGTCTTCGCGTACGCGGCGGTCGTTCTCGGCGAATCGACACCGGAAGACGGCGCGGCGAGCGCGGGCTGCTGACGCACGAGCGACGCCAGCGCGTGCTGCCTCACGAACGGCAGGTCGGGGTCTTCGTCGAAGAGTGGATCGAATTCAGCCATCAGCTATCCATCTCGTCAGGCGTGGTGATGCCGTAGTAGTCTTTTTTCTTGGCGGCGTACGGTGCTATCGGCGGCGCACTCTGCGGTTGCTGCTGCATGCCGGAGATGATCGGCGACACGCCGTTCGGATCGAAGGACGCATTCGCATTCGGACCAGCCCCAACTGTGGGCGAAGGCGTGGAGTTGCCATCAGGGCCGATGCCCCACGCCTTGAATATCTTGTCCATGTTCTCCTGCTTCTTCTTCTGGTATTGCTCGTTCGCCGCGTCCTGCTTCTTCTGGGCGAAGGCCGCTCCGACGCCGTAGAGTCCTGGTGCCAACCCGCCTGCGAACCCCGTATTGCTAGAGCCCTGTCGCATGGAGGCTTCGCGAAGTTTGTTCACCATTCCCTGCTGCTGCGCCATCTGCTTCTCCCGCGAGGACAGGTCGTCCATCGTGAGGAACGCATACGCCAGCTTCTTTTCGTCGTCGGTCATGTGAGGTTCATCCGCTGGGTGAGGTAAAAACCGATCATCCGCGCGGTGAGCGCCGCGCTGTAGACGATGATGCGGGCCTGCTCCTCGAACATGTCGATCACGCTTGCGAGACGCTTCGCGTGATCGACGTCTTCCTGCGCGTGGTGGCGCACCGTGCGAAGCGCGGTCTCGCCGTAGAGCTTGGCGAGCGCGTCGACTTGTTCAATCGGCATCGGGCGAAACTCGAGCGCGGCGATGTAGCCGAGCAGCGCGTGCGGCCCGACGTGCTGCAGGTAGTAGTACTGCGCGCCCGCCGTCGCGGCGCTCGCGTGGTCGATCACGTATGGCATCTCGCCGAGCGTCTCGAGGTCGACCGCGAGCCAGTCTGCATGATCGCGCTCGTTCTCGAGGCTCTCGAGGTAGTAGTCCCGCAGCGCGCCCTCCGACTTCGCCGCCGCGATCTCGAGCAGCGGCACGGAAGCGCGCATGATGCCGTGCGAGAATTTGAGCCAGGTGATGAACGCATGGCGGTTGTCGATGCCCGGCATCGGCACCTGGCGCAGCATCTCCTGCAGGCTCTCGGAGGTTGTCATCAGAACATCGCCGCAGCCGCGACGCCCATGCCCGCACCGGCAAGCTGACCATAGCCCGCCATCGTCTGTTGCTGCAGTTGCGCGTTGCCCAGGTTCATCTGGCCCTGCGCCTGCGCAGCGGCGAGCCCTTGCGCGGGCTGACCCGCACCCGCCGCGTTGAATCCCGGCATCGTGGGCATGTTGACCTGCTGCCCCGTGAGCAGCGCGTTCAGTTCGTTCAGCGGCATGCCACGCCGCTGCGCTTCTTCGGCTATCGCGTTCTGCCGCAGTTGCTCCCCTTGTTGAACCTGCGATGTGTCCATGCCGTACTGCGTCTGCACGTCGGAGGTGCCCTGCTGCATCGCCTGGCCCATCATCGCGCGGTCCTGCGTGCCCCACTGATTCGCGAGGTCCATGTTCGCGCGCTGGTTCGCCGTGCTGCCTTGCGAGAGCCCCATGTTCGCGAGCTTGGTGTCGAGCGCCGACTGCTGCTGCTGCCGACCAGGCTGCAACATCTGGCTCATGTTCTGGTAGGCGCGCTGCTGCGCGTCTTGCACGTTGCCAGCCTGCGCGGCCTGCATTTGCGCGGGCGGCAGATTGTTCCAGTCGAACCCTTGCGACGTCGCATCGGTGGCCTGGCCGAGAAGGCCTTGCGCGGCGCTCGAGCGACCCTGCGTGATCGCCTGCTGCGAGTCGAGCGCGGCCTGCTGATCCGGCGAGAGGGTGATGTTGGAATTCCAGGTCGTGACCGGTTGACCGGTGGCCGGATCGATGGTCTGCCCCGTGTCCCAGGTCTGCTGGCCCCACGGCGTGTTGATCGTGGGCCGGTTCGCCCAGGTCTGCGTGGTCAGCATCTCCTTGTTCGCCGCCGCGTCTTGCGCAGCAGCGCCGGAGTAGTCAGGGGAAGACGCTTGTTTTCCGCCGCCCATTATTCGCTCCCAGTTTTTGCGAGGAGAGGCCTGCGCGTGAGATACCGGCACTCGTCCTTCTTCATCCCGAGCACGACCACATCGCCGCCGTCGTCGTGCATGCCGGGGAGCCGATACAGTTCCTTGAACCCCAGGTGCAGGTCCATGCGCAGCGCCTTCGTGTTCTTGCTGTTCACGATCCCGATGAGCATCTCGCGCCCCTCGGTGATGAAACCGTGGTGGAAGACTTGATCGAGCAATGCGCGCGGCGTGAAGTGCCAGTCGGGCGCATAGGCCATGTGAATCTGCGCGAGCTTGCCGAGAAACCCGTTGAAGCCCACCACAATCGCGAGCCTGCCCTCGCTCACCCAGCCGATCACGCGTAGGTCGGGGCTCGGTTGCACGTATGCGGGCTTCAGGAACGCGGCGAGCGCGAGCCACTCGTGCTGATCCTTGGGGAGCACGATCACAGCACGCCTCCAGCTTCGGTCCAGAAGTCGATGGCGGCGAGCAGCGTGTCGCCGCCGCACAGGTAGTCGATCTGCGCCGTGCCCGCGAAGCCCACGCCCTGGACGCCGATCCACTCCTTGATCGAGTCCTGCAACCCGCTCCACTTCCCCACATCCCACAGCGCTTCGTCCCACTTCGACTCCGCGATGTCGGGCAGCGTGGGAACGACAGCGGCCTTCAGCGTCCCGTAGTCGGTGAGGATGTGTACGACGACCACTGGCGTGGTCGTCGCGATGAACGTCGGGCGCAGCATCTTGAAAACCTTCTGCCGCGCGCCGGTCCCGAAGCCCGCGTCCATCCCGTTGTACGCCGGGGTCACCTGGACCTTGACCGGCGAGCCGCTCAACGGGTCGGTGAGCAGCACGTTGTCGAGCGGCCCGTCGAAGGCGCGCATCACGCGCCCGTCCCAGGTGCCA